CCAACAGTTTTTGCTACGAATTCACCGTTTTGATCGTACCAACCTCCATGGCCATCGCTAGTCAACCGAAGTCGAGTTGCTTGTAAAACCGCCATGGATCTGGAGGCTTCAGATAGGAACTTGGAAAAGGATTTCATATTTATAATATACCGTATTTTTATTTATTATTTCAATCCGAAGACCAATTTTTATCAGCAGTAAAGTTTGCGCGTGAGAATTCAAGTCTATCAACCAATTTCAGAGCAGCCCCAGATTTGATTGCAACAAATCCCTCAGGTGCAGTAACCTTCTGTTCCAAAATCTTTCACCTTTTCAAGTTTGCGAATTACAAGATTTTTTGCTGCTTGCAAATTCATATAAGACGCTACTGTAAAGTAGACAGATCGACCATTCTTAGAAAGGAAGGATAATCCAGACACCTTCATTTTGTAGTATTTATCCCTAGCAGCGGGTGTCTTTTTGCTGAGGATTTCTTTATCAAGGAGTCTAGAATAGTAAGTGCTGAATCCATCAGAAACTGCCTTTACGTTACTAATCTCCTTTCCTTCGCGAATGTAAGTATTAAAATACTGCTTAAACAAAGTTGAAAGCAAATACTTTCCATCCCCAGTTTCACCAAGAATATCTAAAAACGCAGATGCCTGCTTTAGAGATCCCTCTGCTTTGTTTACAGCAGCCTTGTATTTTTGAAGTTCTGTGGATGTGAAATTGGCAGCACCAGAGGCATCTGTAAATGATGCAGTAGCAGCATAAACATCCGGAACGGATTGGAAACCGGATATATTAACACCGAAAGATGCGTTCATATTTTCCAGAGATGATCCAGAATACTCGGTATGAAATACAATCCCAACCTTTGCTCTGGATATTTTTGAACCAAGTTCAGAATCCACAGGAACAGTATATACAATAGTATTTGGTTGAAAACTGTATACCCGCTCACCATCAATAGTTTTGATACTTACATCATCAGTAAAGAGTAGATCTCCCTGAATGACATTCTTGATTCCCAATTTTGGAAGGTGCTCAAGACATGCCTTCAACTTAGATGCCAATTGACCACTATAGTTCTGATCAATATCACCGGGAGTAAACATCAACTTTGGATTGGTTTTTGCGAATACCGATTTGGTTCCAACAAAGAACAATCCAGTTACAGGTTCAATACCACAAATTACAGCAGGAGCACCGTCCCACTTAGTTGTTATGCGAATTGATGATCTTGGTTCACTAAGCATAGTGCCAAGTTCACGCAAAAATGCAATAGCGTTTTTTCCACCAGAAGAACCATGATTTAAAATGTCATCTTCAAGGTGTTCCAGGTGAGTGTTTTTTGCCATCAGCTTATAAGTCTCCTAATATTTGAGAATTGTCCTTTGAGAAGGTGTTTTAGTTCAGAGGAGATAGTTGCGAAGAATTGTGGTTGGGAATGAAAGTCTCCTTTGTAGCGGAGTTCAATAGACAGAAGTTTGAAGTCACCCTTGAAAACATCAAAGAAAACTTTAGCGGCATCTGCCTTGTTTGTCTTGTCTACATCCAGTTTAATGTGTGCTTGCTGCTTTGAAAGGGCTGCTAGGACACATTGAACACTGTCCAACCCGATCGCATCCCCAGCACCCATGCTGATGTTTCCTTTTTTACATTCACCAACACCAGTTACAAGAACGAATTCAAACTTATTTTGAACAAGATCTTCCAGCGTATCTTGAAGTCTGCTCTTTAATACTAGGTTAATAAGAGAGTTGGCAAACAAATCCGAATGCTCTTCCATAATATCAAGGAATCCTTGATATAGAGGATTAACCTTATTACCAACACTTTGGAGTTTCTTGTTTACAAAGTTACGCATTTCATTATGCGCCTTTGATTCAGAATTAACTAGAGATGGATCATCACTAATCGCACGAACATCCTTGATATTGATTAGAAATTCATATGACGTTTTTCCATGCTTTCTTCTGGGAACTTTCGCATCCCACAAAGATTCATTTGATGCGGTCTTCCAATTATCAATACCGTCGATTTTTCCAATCAATTTTAATGGTCCATCTTCCTTTGCTTCACGAATAACATCAGCAAAGAATTGCTGTCGGTGTTTTAGAAGTTCATTCTTTGCATCATTAAAGTTATTTCCAACCATAAGTGTGTCGAATGCCTTATTAATAACGGTTGGATCTTGTGCGGTGGCTTTGGGTTTTTTCTTTAGAGAAACGCCGACGTAATGATCTGATCCATATCTAAAGATTACGTCAGAAGAATTATAGTCTGCCATTCCAAAGGCATTAATCTTAAACTTCTGAACTTCAGTTGGCCATCTTGTTCCAGTCAGAAATACTTTGGTTGGACTTGCTGTTGTAATTCTATCAAAAGCATCGGTTTTCAAATAATCACGAACTGCTTTCATGGCAGACATTCCAACCAGAAGGTCCGTATAAACTCTATCAGTATTCTCACCATCAAGTCTCATCGTCTTGAGGAAATCATTCTTTACATTACCAATTCCCTCAACGTTACTACCTTCAACGTTTGCGATCACAGTATCAAGTAGTTGCTGCAATTTCAGCGGATCTCTTGCCGCAGCATTTATTTCAGTATCACTAACGAAGGCAACTCCCGCCAACATTCCTTCAGATGGTTCAGCCATTCCTATACAGCCTTGCTTTTAGCCTATTTATCTTAGCATAAAAAAGACCCCCTTGCGGGGGTTGCGTCATGCGGCAGTCATGAATCGCAAACTATACATATCACCTTCACGTTCAAGTGTGTTTAGGGATAAGGGTTTGCCACTATTCTGTGATAGAATCTCACAAACCTCACCAACTCCAACACCACGACGAACTCTACATCGCATTCCACTAGGAGTTTCTCCAATCACATATGATGCGAAATAATTCCTCACCTCATTACAAGCTACTCTAAGATCTTCATCAACTTCTTGAGTAGATTCAACCCACTCCATCCATTCACTAAAGTTTTCGGTTTTTGTGTAACTCATAGGTCTCCCTCAACACGGTTTTCAGAACGATAAACAGCAAACGCACCCTCAGGATAACGTGAACTGAGTTTATCAACATTCATGGCAATAACTTCATTAAAGTCAGTATCAAGTGCCATACATGCTTGAGCAAGATACCAACAAATGTCTCCAAGTTCACGCTTCATATGGAAGACATTTTCTTCATTATAGGGTTTTCCCTGTAGGAAAATCTTTTTTACAACCTCCGTAAACTCACCTGCTTCTGCACTCAATCCCAGAGCAGCAGTCAACAATTGAGTAACATTTGCTCCCTCTTCGCCAAGATCGCGAAGACGATTTTCTAGTGCTACTGGATCCAGACTAGGTGCGCTAGTGACACCACGCACAAAATCAAGATACTTCAGATGATCAATCTCTCTAGTCATAGTAAATTCAGTCCTCTTTAAAATGTAAAGGAATCAAACTTTTTGTTTTTAAACTTTTCCTCTGTCCTATCATTATAGTCAACATCCTGCCCGCTGTCAACTAGATCTGTCTGGGCAGACTGTTCAACATCATACAACCTCATCTTTGCTCTGTCAATCCCAACAACGAACCTCTTAAACACAGTAGGATCGTTGTAACGGTTCTTGAGTTGCTTTACAAGGATCTGTCCCAACTGCTCCAACTCTTCAGTAGAAATAAGGGCAAACATAAGATCAGCAGTAGCAGGCAAACCAAAGGACTCACTAGTATCAGTAAGCTCAACATCGCTGCTACCATAACCAGAACGAGTGGTCTGCGTGGCAGAAACGATAGGGACGTTTGCTTCAACAGCCAACCCTCTAAGCTCTTCAGCAATTGCCTTGATATACGAATATGAATTGACAGAGCTGTTTCCGCGATACCTAGAGGAAGCACATATATTAAGGTAATCAACGAAAATAATATCAGGTCTAAATGACTTCTTAAGTGTAAGTTCATTAAGAAGTGACTTAAAATGTCCACTATGTGCCGACGCAGTTGGATATTCCTTAATTATAAGAGATCCTTGTGTCTTCTTGGCAAGATTATTAACCTTTGTCTCAAAGATATTTTTGGGCAGTTGTGTAATGTCCTGAATATTAACGTTAAGAAGATTGGCATCGATTCTCTCAGCAATCTTCTCTTCAGACATTTCCAAGGTAATGTATAGAACATTTTTACCCTGGAGTAATACAGCACTTGCCATATGACACATAAACAGAGACTTGCCCACACCTGTTCCAGCAAGAGCAATATTCAACGTCTTTCTTGGTAATCCACCCTTAGTAATCTTGTTAAAATACTCAAGATCGAATGGAATACGATCTTCCTTACGGTGATACGACTCATAACGACCAACATAGTCATTAAGATAATCGTGACCGATATGATTATCGAAACTTACTGCTAATGCGTCCTGCAATATGGATGGAATGGAATCACGCGATCTCTTATCATCCTTTCCATCAGCAATCGAAATAGCATCAATCAAAGACAGATAGATCGCACGATCTCGACACCACTTCTCAGTAGTATCAACCAACCAATTAAATTCAGAAACGGTCTCATCCAAGGATCCAATTAAGGTGGAAATTTCCTTAAATTCTGAGTCATTAATATCTTTACGATTCTCAACTTCAATATGAAGAATCTCTGGAGTGGCAGTCTTGTTGTATATCTCAATAAATGATTGAATTTCTTCAAAGACAACCCTCTGGTTCCTATCCTCAAAATATTCAGTTTTAATAAATGGAATTACTTTACGACAATACTCCTCATTATACAAAAGGTTTTTGAGAATAAGAACCTCAAATGACTCCACAGCTTACCTCCACATAATCAAATATCAATTACTAGAACCATAACTAAATTCATTTCTAGCAATCTCATCAAGTTTTTGTAATACCTCTTCAGTAAAATAAGTCTCAGGATCTTTTAAGATCTGCTTGGCATAGACCTTCTTACCATCCATCTCATAACGACCCGCTACATTCTTCCAGAGTCCACCAAGTTCACCAAGTTCCAGAAGACCATAAAAACGATCAAGGCCGCGCTGATCATAATACAGACGGACTTCAACATCTTTGTTCTCCTTACTTAAACGCGACTTAACAGCCTTTGCTTTGATAATGTTTCCGACGACTTCTGTTCCATCTTTCTCCTTTTTCTTTGAGAGATAAATGATAGTAGAAGCGGCATACTTAAGACCACTACCACCACCCATCTCTTTTGTAGGAACATAAGCGCCGATAACGTCATAGGTATGATTTGTAACTAGCATGGGAATATTTGCTTGACCCAGTTTAAGAGTCAACATGCGGAACGCACCCTTGACCAATTGTGATTTGGTCATATCGCGAACTTGCTTATCATTTAGAGCATCAGTAATCTCCTTCTCTGTCGAGAGCATACCTAAAGAGTCTAGCACAAACATGCAGGGATTGCGCTCTTCTTCAGGTTTCTTAAGGTAAATATCAACTGCCTTGAGTGCCTTGCTCCGGAACTCTTCTACAGTCACAACATTAACCACAACCAAACGCTGTGTATCAATTCCGCGACTTTCAAGTAGTGACTTGGTGATAGCAGCCTCAGTATCAAAATATAAACAGTATCCAGTAGGATGAGTGTCAAGAAAATTCTTGACAACAGCAAGAGAAAAGAAGGTCTTTCCTGTAGAACTTTCTCCGGCAATTGCTGTGATTTTATTAGCAGATGCCCCACCAAAAATACTGCCACTAACGAGAGCGTTAAAAATATATGAACCTGTGTCCACATAGTTTTCAGTCTCTTCAATATCTGATGCCAATCGAGTAAAGTCATCACCAATCTCTTTTACAATATCTTTAAGAAAGTCCATAATGTTTAAGCAAAAAATGATTCCAGAGTTGTAGTTTTTTCGACGGACCATCCAATAGCATCAAGGATGATTCTGAGTGGTTCCAAGAATGATTTACCAAATTGTAAATCATAATCGATATATGGTTCAAGACCAAATTCTTTTGGGAGGACTTGAATGAATGAGATTACATTTTCCCGAATGGGATTGGGTTTTTTCAAGTAACAGAATTTGAGTTTTTCACCACTCTGAATAAGTGAATATTTATTGGTTAGATCCTTATCCTTAATATAGTGATTGTAGAGTAGAGCACCTCTAGCATGAACAGGAGTTCCTTTACAATAGATTGTGCTGTGAGACTTATACTTATTCACCTCAGACACAGATCTTGGGAATGAGATGTCTTCCACAGGAAGTTTTTTGAAGTCGGTTCTACACTTTTCAATAAAGTCAATCACATCATCTTCACTACCCACCATCATTAGTTTCAGAGCATCTTTAATCATCTGACGGCATGGTGCAGGAGTTGAAGATTTGATTGCTTCAATTCCCATAATCTTAAGTTTAGGTTCTGTATAGCGGACACCTTCACTATCCCACACGTTGAGAATGTAACGCTTCTTAGCGGTCCAAATACCACGATCAGCAATATTCTCACGCTTCATGAACATCTTCTGTTCGTATGCGTTCACATAGGACGCCAGTTCTTCATAAGAACCTTCAATATACTTTTCAAGTTCCAACTGACAGATCTTATCAAGGAAAGACACAACGCCTTCAGTAGTTTTCTCTCTCCCTTCGAATACACGGTCAACAAGAGGACCCATATTAAGATAAATGGAGTCAGTATCTGAAGCAATAACATAATCAACACCCTCGGTCTTGAGTACCTTATTCAGGTACGAATTCATTCTATTTTCGATCCAACGTATACTGACTTGTCCAGAAAGAGTGATCGCTTCAGCATTCGTAAGCTTGTAATATCGAAAATACTGATTACCGATGGCACCATAAGCACTATTAAGAGAGATCTTCTTAGCCATTTGAATGTTGTTACATCTGGCGATCTCTTTCTCAAGTTCTTTAGTTGGAGTTTTCTCATATGCTTTCTTTGCCTCAATCATCTTCTTCTTGAAGACAACACGCTCCGTATACATCTTCTCCATCAGTTCTGGAAGCATACCCCGAACATCCTTACGATACTTTGCTCCATTTGCGCAAACAGCAGTATCGGAACAATCAGAAAAATCAATCTCCTGATTGAGGATTCTATTAACAGAGGCAAGTGGATGCCGATCATCCATAAGAGTTTCTGGAGAAATGTTGTACTGCATGATCAAGTGTGGATATAGAGAGTTCAAGTCAAAACTCACCACCCAATCATAAACTCCAGGAATGGGTTCCTTCACATATGCACCAGCATACTTTTCATTCTTAGCAGATCTCTCCTTTGGTGGAATTACAATATTCCGCTTCTTCAGGTAGTTGTAAATGATGTTGTCCCACATCCTAACCTGATAGAAAATATCAACATAATTTACCTTGGCGTCATATGCCATAGTAACTGCGAGTTCGATCAGTTTCATCTTGTCTTCCAACCGGTCAACAAGTTCCACGTCAACGATGTTGTATTCTACAAATTTCTGCCAATCGTTAGTATAAAAGTCTTTGAATGTCTCATGCTCAGAGTGATCCAGTTTTTTCTGACCCAACTCAACAAAAGCAATATGATCCAAGCGATAAGATTCTTGTGCCTTATATGTGAACTTCTTATAAAGATCAAGATAGTCAAGTTGAGTCAGTCCACCAACATCATAAACAATATGGTCGCGACCATTCATGACAATCTTACCCTCAGTCACCAATCCCCAGGGGGAAAATCTGCGGGCAAGTTTTTCGCCAAGAACCTTGTAGAGGCGACCACAGATATACGGAACGTCATACAACTGAATGTTCCATCCGGTAATCACTTCAGGAAGATTCTCCATCCAATATTCCATAAACTTGCTCAGAAGTTTATATTCAGTATCACACTCATAATAAGTGAGATTCTTACGATTATGCTTGAATGGTTTCCTACCCCAAGTAACAATCTTCTTAGTTGTATAGTCCTGAATTGTGATTGTAAGGATCTCTTCCGAACAAGATGCAGTATCTGGGAATCCATTCTCAGATGCCACCTCAATATCAAGAGTGGTCAATAGGATCTTACTAATATCAAATTTAATTTCATCCTCAGGATACTTGTCGCTGATGTATTGACACACATAGCGATCGTTTCCGTAGATTTTAAATCCATCTACATTCTCATACTTTGCAAAGAAGTCTCTACAATCTCGTACTAGACCAGGACAAATCTCATCAACATATTCACCCTCAAGGGTCTTAAACTTAGTTTTCTTTTTGGAAGGCACGTAAAGAGTAGGATAATACTCCTCCTTGAACATTACGTGCTTTCCATTTTCATAACCACGGACCAGGAATTGATTCCCGATCATTTGCACATTTGTATAAAATCTTTGAGACATGAATCATTACAAAAAGTAAAAATTAACCAATCAATTATGATCGTTTTGATAGTGCGATGAAGTTACAATATCATCCCATGCTGTAGGAAGATCTCCAGATCCACCAAAGCGGGATTGCATTCGATTGACCTTATCAATAGGCATATATTTTGTATCTTCATCATGAAGAATAGCGTCCAATTGCCTCTTCTCATTAGTTGAGTGAGGTTTCCTCAGAGCACATTTGTTGTAAGAATTCTTCCTGTAAGTTCTGCTCATTTTACCAGACTCCAATACTTTTCAGAGATGTTTCCGCGTGGTTTGATCATGGTCAGGATCTTGTCAGATGAAATCATGTATGTGTTTTCATCAGTATACTGGATTAACCACGGCGTTAAGGTGAATTCACCATTCTGCTGCACATCTAGCACAAATGGTTCAACCAGTTTGCAGTTTGGATCACCAATCTCAGCATATACCTCTTCAATCTGAGAGACCAATACTAATTTCTGTGTCAAGATCAACACCATCAGAGTTGTCGTCTGTTCGTCCATTCAATACATCCTCAACATACATTTGTTTAACTTGTGCTTGTGGTTCCACAACGGCAACCACCCAATCAGGAATAATAGGCACAACATCATCAGCAGATAGGATGGGCCAACGAATAAGAGACATCTGCAACTTAGTATCCTCAGGATCCTCAGATCTCATGAGAGTTACTTCATGCGGTTTATCCAGAATATATGTGACTACTTTATCATCAACAAAACCCTCTTTAATATCAGAAATAATATTCTCACCAGATTTCAAAATGGCAAGTTTAATGCTCATACACTCCTCCTATACATACCATCAGTATAGCACGGTCTCACCCCAAAGACAAGCTGTTGACCTTAAGATTTCTCAAATGCTCACTCATTTTATCAAGGTATCCGCGATTGCGCAACTCCTTGAACACCAGATTTTCTACAGCAAATTCGCCCCCCTTCTGAATCGAAGACGATCTCATATTTCTAAACTTTTCTTTCAACCCAACAAAAGCATCTCTATCATCTGCTCTATTGTCAATCAAGAAATCAATCTTTTCCATGTAATGCTTAACTTTCTTCAATATTGAAGGATCGGAAAGATTTACTTGAGTATGTGCTGGTTTCTTAATCCACTTACTCTTCTGAAGTGAAAACACTCCTTGATTGGATGGTGTTGATTCGCGAATATCTTGGGCATACAATTCAACATCATGACCATAGATTTTGATCTTATGTGTTAATGCCCACAATTGCTTTTTGTCCTTGAGATAATCATCAATCAAGTCTGGACAATTCGCAATCTCTCTTTTATCCACCAGAAGATGCAAGTCCAAATCAGAAAATCTAGTATAGTTGTAATTTGCATTACCACCAACTAGGAGAATATCCTTAATTGCGGATTTTGGAATATTTGCAAATTCTGCCCATTCGTCAGCGATGCGTAGAAGTGCTTCCCTAACTTCAGTCTTAATTCCATCAAGAACCCAAAACTTTGGATTCAATTTATCATGATAGCGTAGAGTAAGTCTTAGTTCCTGAAAGGTTTTCATATCTAAAGAAGAAAGAAAGAGGAAGATTCCTTGATATTCGCCAAAGAATCTTCCGCGCCGACGATATTCAAGAACTATTTATCACTAGAGATAATCTTTACGTTTGTGAGTCTCTGGCACAATCTTACCAAGAACAATAACTAATAACCCATCCTCAAACTCAACTGATCTAACTTCCGAATCATCTGCTAATGTCCAGGCTCGGGTGAAGGATCGTTGTGCCAATCCTTTGTGAACATATGATGTTTCTGTTTCCTTGTCCTCTTTCTGCCCCTCGACAAAGAGCTTTCCGTCTTGCGTGTATACAAATACTTCCATTTTCTTAAAACCTGCAAGGGCAATTTCCAGTCTCGATTCAACATTACTTACACTCACTAAATTATATGGGGGATAGTTTGATGTGGTTTCATGTAGATTAAATAATCTATCAAAATAAGAATCCAATCCAATACTATTACGACTAATCCTATCCATAAGGGCAGGAAGATCCGACGCAGTATACCGTGAGAGGTTGGTCATATAGTAGCTCCTTTAAAAGCGAGTTTGTGTTTTGTGGACCCTTTCGGCATCCTATATTAATTATAACACATACCATAAAAAATGGGGGTCGGAAACCCCCCATGAAAATTATAGTTTACCGAACTTATTATTCTGCTGCTCGGACTCTCTTACCAATATTATACTTCTGTTCCAAAATCCAATCTCCCTTTTCGCGGTAAGGAAGGACTTTGATTTGGTTTAGTGGAGCAATATCTTCAATAAGACTTGGATTTACCACAGAAATCAAATCCCAATCAGCAAGAAGCTGAGTAATCATATTCCGTCTTTGAATGTCATTAATGGTCAAATTTGCGTGCTTGCCATCCAAAGCGAATAATTCCTTGAAGTGAACAAGATAATATCTACCCTGCTTATGTAGAATATGACAAGATTGATACAGTTTCTTTTCCTTTCGTGATGCAACACCAATCCTAGTCAAAGTCTCACGCACTTTCAGAAAGTCATCAGGTTCAGTCAGAAGAACCTCAACCATCATACTAGGATTCCAATTAATTACAGGTTCTGATACGCTCATGTTCCACCGCCAGTTTCAAATTTTTGCTTAATATAGTTAAGTTGAGAATTAGTAAGAATCTTTAATGCTTGTTGTGCTTTGGTAGTATTATATCCATAATACTTTTTCACATATTCCAAGTCACTCAGTTTTTCTTTCTTAATCCAGGGCGAATATCGCTTCCTTTTTCTTAAAGTATTTATATAAAAGGAATATTGCATATCTTTTGGCAAATGATGGTTGATATTCATCTCATTTGCAAATAGAATACAATCAAGATGCCCAGACTGGCAGCGATTCACAATAAACGGCGGATATTCCTTAATCACAGTAGGATCTTCTTCGATTAGATTCTCCTTAGTGTGATTAATTGAGTTCAACCAATCCTTCAGTTCCATAATTAAACAATAACAATTCACGACGTTGTTTTTGATCTCTCATATATTCACCCACAGATCTCATAGTATAGGTGAGATCAAATTCTGCAGTGTTCCAATCTTTAAATCTATCCTTGACCAACTGATCTGAATTATAACTGATTAATTGATTAACATTACAATTGTCGCAATCGGCAGCAAAGCGATCGTGATCAAATCCTTTGTGCATTGTTCCTTTACGCCCATAGAGGTTGTCCTTAATATCATAAGGAGGATCAAGGTAAACAAAGGTGTCTCGATCAACATGACTCAAAAGATAATCATAAGAATAATTTGTAATCTTCCAGTTAGAAATCAGAGATGAAAATTCCTTCAGTCTTTCAATTCCCCGTACAGAGAAGTTTGAGTTACTTGCTTGTGGAGAGAACGATGATGACTCTGTAAGACCAGAAAAAGAGCACTTGTTAATAACATAAAAACAACAGGCGCGATCAAAGGAGTTAGTGGATTCTTCATTTAAAGATACTTTGGATTGATTAAAGAGATCCCTTGCAAGATCTGGAGTATTGTTCTTTGACTTATATTCTAACAGAGTATTGGATAGGTCATCACCAAATAATTGAAGTTGTTGCCAGAAGTTTACCAGGGGTTCATAAAGATCGTTGACCCAAACATCAAGATGTGGGTATCTTTTAGTTGCCTCAATTGACACAGAAGCACCACCCATAAATGGTTCACAAAATTGCTTATACTCACTCAAGTCTGGAATATACGCAAAAATCTGCTTAATCGCTCTGGATTTCCCACCAGGATATCTTAAGCATGTTTTAAGTGATTTTTGGGTCGAGTTCACCATAGCATCAAACGATCAGTTTCTTGGACGGTTTTACAATTGGAGAGAACATCTTTTCATAGTTCTCAATCACACCTTCTTCCACATCAGCAATATACACCACAAAGTTCTTGCTGACAACCAACTCCTTGCTGGACTGACTGAGAATAGGAGACCATGGAGCAAAGGCAAGTTGATTCCCACCTGCAGGGACAGCAACAATAGCGTTCTGGATCACAATAGAATCACGACCACGTTCCTCCAGAAGTTCAGCAACAACATCTTCACCGGAAGACATACGGATAAGTTTCACGTTCATTTCAATTACCTCTAAAATTAGCGTTTCTCACATAGGTTGAAAATTCTTCTGCCATAATCCGATATCCAGTTCCAACGTAGACCTGACCAGAAACAACGGCAACGGCACAAACTGCCCAGAAGATATAATACCACTTAGACTTAACTTGATGCTTTCTCAGATACTCAAGTTCTTTTTCACGTTTCGACATAATAAATCACAGACGAGTTGGACAACGTGTTACAACCGAAGCAATTGCCACGGCCTCTAGATTCCGGTTGTCGCGAATAACTTCACGAACATTACTAACACCAAATTTGGCGCTGGCATTTGAATATGAAATTAGAACAGATCTAACAGTATCATATCCAGATGCTCTATTGTGGCAGAAATCTGCCGACATATAACTCAGAAGGGCTGTTAATGTTAGAGTAACCATAATTCACTTAAATTCGCATTCACACATAATTTCGGTTAGGGCAGCAAGAGTATTGATTTCTTGATCTGCAACAAAACCACTTTGGTACATATACTTAGCGATGATTAGCACCGCTGCAGGAATACTTGGTGGAGTCAAATATTCGTAACATGCATCATAGACCTTACGAAGAATGATGTGGGCATCATTATCCAAATTTGATGCAACCCACTTTCGCACTTCGGTGAAGTTCTTTGCCTTAAGATCTTTCACCAACTCATTAATTGAGATGTCTGAGAAGCAAGCAAGAATCCCAGAGTCGATTTCACCACCAACAGAATACCGCTGACATTCGTTGATGATTCTACGGAAGTCTGGAAAATACTTGGAGATCATTTCCAGAAGAACTTTCTTATCATAGCGAATCCGTTCTGTGTCCAGAATGTGCTGAAGTCTCTGGAAGAAGGATGATGCCAGTTCTGCCTTCTGTTTGCCCTTGAGTGTGAAATCAATCACAGCACAACGGGAATGCAGAGGTTCGATGATCTTGTTCTTGTAGTTACAAGTAAAGATGAATCTACAGTTATTATAGAATGCCTCAATATTTGCTCGCAGCAAAAGTTGAACATCGTTTCCAGTATTATCTGCCTCATCGATGATGATGACCTTATGCTTAGACTCTGCAGACAGAGAGACCGTAGAAGCAAAGTTCTTCGCCTGATTCCTCACAGTATCAAGGAATCTACCTTCATCCGACCCATTAATGATATAAAAATCAGCACCAAGTTCATTACATAGTGCTTTGGCGATGGTAGTTTTACCAACACCAGGAGGTCCGGACAGAAGAAGGTTTGGGATCTCACCCTTCTTAACAAATTCACGGAAGGTCTTCTTTGTATCCTCAGGAAGAATACATTCATCAATCGTGCGGGGACGGTAGGATTCCACCCACAAGAATTCACTAGTCATAATTTAGGATTGTCACGTTTACATTATAGCAGAAAAAGTGGGTACTGTCTACCCACAATCAACCCTTTCCTCAAGGATTTCTAATCCATCTTCAGCGATCTCATCAAGTTTATCATAATAGAGGTTCTCATTCCAACAGAAGAACAATTCCTCAGAACCATTTTCGTTGATAAATGTCACATAATAAGTCATAGATCTTTTCTAAGTTCCATACTTGTACCAAACTCCTTTCCTCTTTGTCGGAGTTCTTCCTGTCTATCATTAAACTTTTTTTCGTCCCCTATACCAAATACTGTTCCAGTACCACCTTCGATTTCGGTGTCTACTTTAACAGTATACAAAAATTGTTGCTTTCTTGCCATGGTTTTTTAAGTATTTATCCAATCCATTCAGGTTTACGATCTGGAAGTCGAAGATAGTTGTCCTTTACCCATGGTTTAGATGCGACATACATTCTGTATGCCATAACGTCATCAATAGACTCATCCAGTTTGTATTCATCTGGCATAGCACGGACAAAGGATTCAACATTCACATAATCATAGATTGAATATCCACGACCATGAAAGATTGCCATAGACTCCTCTATGGTGTTCTGGCAGGAATGGCGTTTGCCATAACGCTCTGTGTATTCGAAACAGAGGAACAAACCATGAGAGATCAACCAAGCAATATGGGTGGGATCCTCTGCTGCCCACTTGGTGCAGGGGTGGTTGCGGAAGGCACCCTTGGACGTGCTGTAGGAGGTCCCGTCCTGCTTGTGTAGGGCACCCCAGTCCCTATACCAGTCAGAGAACACCAGAGAGAGCATCTGACAGGTCTCTAGGGGCATCTTGACCACGTGCTTGTCCGGCAGACTTTGTGCTGCCTTCTGGGGGTCTGTGTCCGTAATGAAGATGTTCATGATTACAGGCAATACTTCTTAACAAGGAATGTTGTGAGAGTTGGAGACTTTTCGAGATAATATGCCTCTGCCTCTAGTGCTGCAGAAGCAAGGTTACGAGTCGCTATCATGGAATTGATGATGCTCCTAATTTGTGTCTTGCTCAACTCACTCATCTTAACAGGGGATGTTAGAACAGGTTTGCGGTTGTTGCACATCTGCGCCACATGAACTGATTCATGAACAACTGCGCGGTTCATACTTTCCTTAAGATATGAAGGCATGAGTCCCTTAACTGAAGTATATTCCTTTAGATTTTGAGGACAGAATCCAACATTTCTGTTTGCATCCGTCCACCCAAAGACATAAATACTGGACTCACAAAGTCCAGTATCTTCATGAATTATAAAATCAGTCTTTCCCACAACATTCAGAAGTTCCAATTGAGCAGGAAGAAGAAGAGAAATTAATTCAATCATGCAGTATAAACAGAATCCGGTTCGAGAGCGATAAAGTATGTGAGGTTATAATCGCGACTAACAAACTTTGAAATAAGTTTCTTGGACACAGTAACCTCATAAGATCCGGGAAGAATCTTGATATTCTCCACCTTAAAGTTGAAGGAGAATGTTGATTGTGTCTCACCAACGATTACGGAGAAATCGTTAGAAGTATCGTTTTTCTTGTCACGGACCATCAGTTTGACCACACCATCCTCACCAACAGCAGAAAGATCTTGAAGTTGGTAAATGGACGCTGCCTTCAACAAACGGTCAAGTTGTTGTGTATTCAACTTAAAAGTCACGTCTTCTGACGGCACAACAACGGACTTATCTGGGGGAGTTACGATCAAACTAGGGTCTGAGAAGAAATACTTCGAGCGAGTCTTGCCTTCCCGCAGAACCACATAATTTTCGTTGGAGAAATCCAGATCCGGATTCTCATACAGGTTCAGTCCATTCAGGAATTCATTCAGATCATAGATTGCAAAGTCGCGGGGAAACTCATCCTCAACAGTTGCTTCCGCAAGAATGTTCTTCATCACAGACATGGTGCGCAGTTCTTTACCTGCCTTGAAATGAATAGACTGGTTAATAGAAGAGAAGTTCTTCAGAAGAACGCGAGTTTTATCAGAAAGTTTCATAAGTATCAGAAGTATTTGTGTGGAAACCAGCGAAGTGGTAGAGAAGCACACCATAGTGCATGATCTTCAGAGCGTCAAGTCTGGACATTCCATTCTTCTTGCCGAAGCGTGACGCATATTTGATGAGATTGTCACGGCAGAATGGAACACCATCCCCAATCGCATCGATAATGTCCAGAACCTGAACTTTGGACTTTTCAGATGTGTAATGAGAATGATAGGTACTCTTGAGATATTCATCCAGGGCTTTCATAGTCTTGCCCTCATTAAATTTCCAGAACCTGTCAACGTTCACATCTTCAGTCTGTTTGGTTACGAAAGTGAATGTGTTTGTTGCGCCGGTCAAACTGTCTGCGGATGAAGAGAAGGAAATGGTGTCCTGCCCGGAAGCACCATAAACATATGTGGAACCAGGATCCGGGTAAACATCATACCCATCATCATACTGATCATAGAGATTGAAAGAATAATCAGATGAATTCATAGAGGTCATAATAAGGTAATCACAACAGTTTTCTACAGTATATCAGAAAGGATCCTCAACTGTCAAGGTGATAGTATTAGTTTCATCACCATCCTTTTGGAATTCAGGATCAACTTTATCGTACAGTTCCATAAAAGCAGTCTTGGTCTCATCATCAAAACGATTGACACAAACCTTGATTGCCTTTGCCTTATCGTTGAAGATGCTATATGCCCGGATAATGTGAACCAAACGACGGGTGGAAATGACTTCATCAATACCACCATCAAAGAAGGTCTTGCGGATCACATCAGACCAGTCAACAAGGTGCTGACAGAAAGAACGATCCTCAACACCATGATCCAGAGCAATACCCTCAAGGATCTTACGCTCAATAGCAACACTAGGATATTCTTGCTCGAAGGTTACAGGGAACCTCTCAAGGAATGCTTCATTCAGAACGTTAGTGCCGATGAAACGACCGTCATCAGAACCCTTACCCTTTGTGTTTGCCGTTGCGATCACGTTGAAACCAGCAGCAGGTTTAACGAATCGACCAATCTTCTTCAGGAAGACTCCCTTACCTTCTAGGAGCGATTGAAGGCAAAGAATCTTGTTGGAAGCCAGGTCAATTTCGTCAAGCAGTAGAACCGCACCGCGCTCCAAGGCTTCGATGACCGGACCATTATGCCAAGCAGTTTCACCGTTGATAAGACGGAATCCACCAATAAGATCATCTTCATCAGTCTCAATCGTAATGTTGACACGAATCAATTCCCGACCCAGTTGAGCACATGCTTGCTCAACGCCGAAGGTTTTACCATTACCGGAAAGACCAGTAATGAACGCAGGATAGAAGATCTTTGACTTGATGATCTTCTTCACATCACTAAAATTGCCAAATGCAACGAAAGTATGATCCTTCTGAGG